TCTATGTGATCGATAATCAATCCGGTCAAACGGTGACTGTCAAACTCTCGGATTCCGACGGAACAGCAGTCGCGACTAAAAAGCGCTCTCTGCTGTGGTGTAACGGTACGGATGTAGTGCCCGCGATTGTATCATAGGATAGGAGGTGATTGAATGCGACTCAGTATAGTGACACAGCCCGCGGTGGAGCCAGTAACGCTCGAAGAAATGAAACAATATCTGAAAATACCGCTGGACATCGAAGATGCTCAGGAGGACGCAATTATTGAGTCGCTTATCACTTCCGCAAGGGAAGAGGCGGAGAAGTACACCAAACGCGCGTTCATAACGCAACAGTGGGATATGATCCTTGATGAGTTCGAACCGTGCTTAGAAGTACCTTTAGGAAAACTTCAGTCGGTGGATGGAATATTCGTTCGGGATCCTGACTATAATGAAACTGAGGTTGCTTCTACAGCCTATTTTGTGGACACGATAAGTGATCCGGGAATGGTGCTCTTCAAGTCTTCGTACCCAGGGGAGATAGCCGCGCCAGTATCAGGTTGGCGGATTAGATTTACGTGCGGGTATGGAGATACCGCAAGTGATTTACCGAAGACAATGATTACTGCGATCAAGAGAATCGCCGCTTACTGGTACGAGAATCGTGAAGCGCACGAGTTACCAAAGAACGCTAAAGACTTGTTGGACAAGTACTGTATCTTATACGTGTGAGGTGAGGGTATGCCAACGTTACGTGTTGACTTCAGCAAAATGAACAAGAAGGTCATCATTGAGAAGAAAGGTCGTGTACCTGATGGCCAAGGTGGTTGGAAAGATGGCTGGGTCAAGCACTGTGAAATGTGGGCATGGCCCATAGCCAGATACGCAAGGGAGGTCTACAAAAATCGCAAGATGGATGAGAAGATCGACATGGAGTTCAGAGTACGCTTTCGAGAGGACATTACTTCCGACATGAGATTGTACTACTGTGACGCAAAGAGATACTTGCATATAGACAGCATAGTGGATACACTTGAGACAAGACGCAGGATGGAAATATTGTGTTACTGGGCGTGATGAGATGAACGTAAGAGTTAACATTGTAAATGCCGCGCAGGAAACCGCCGGAATGAAGGCTAAGATTGAAGCAATCCTTGCTCGGTTGAAGATAGTGATGAGGAATAACCGCCTTGCATTGTTGATGGACATCCGTAGGAACTGTCCGAAGCAATCCGGCGCAACTGCGAAGTCGATTAAGACTGTTGCTAGTGATGATGGACTCACTTTCACTGTTGAGTCGAGTGATCCGAATGTTGAGAGACTTGAATTCGGAACAGCACCTCATTGGATCTTTCCGAGGTTCAAGAAAGCCTTGTACTGGGTCGGTGCACTATATCCAGTAAAGAAAGTGTTCCATCCTGGTACAAGAGCCCGACCGTTCATAATGCCAGCAGTGAATAGGTTCACTGCAAAAGTCCTTGCTGACATTGAGAGAGTATTTAGAGGAGTGTGATGGTAGATGAGTAAAGCAATGGGACCGATTCAGAAAGCGATATATCGTAAACTGATAAGCGATCCCACATTGCGGAACTTGTTCAAGGGTGAAGAGAAAGCGTTCGAACTCGAGAACATGGTCTCTACCGACAACTTGAAATACGAGATGGAGCACCTAGAGTACAGCTATTGGGTACCTACAGCGGAGTTCGTGTTGAAAGTTGATGGTCAGGATCCTGCGGAGCCATACACTCTCGATGTTGCAACAGGAACTGTAACGTTTGAGGAAGCACGAGAAAGAAACGTTGCGATCTCTGGTACGTGTTTCGTCGTACGCATATACGATGAAGTGCCAAAGGATTGTGACTACCCATACGTTGATATCGGGGAGTTCGATTGCAACCAAGATAACGTATACGGGAAGAACGGCGAAGAGGTGTTCAATACCCTTCACGTCTATACTGGACCAAAGAGAAAGTCGAGTTACAATACGGGTAACAAGGACATACAAGATTTGGGTGCTGCAATCGTATCGTGTTTAGACGGACAGGCGTTAACGATTGATGGATACAATTGGACGGATACACAATTCGATTTCAGCACTATATATAAGGAAGATGAGTACAGGCACATGCCTATCCGGATGAAAATCTGGGTCAGAGAACAATGATGGGAGGGAGTGAGTTTCATGGCTGAATTAGCAGGCAGACAGGCAGTCATCAAAATCGACACAACTTCATCGGGTCCTGGTGTCGTAATCGATGGTGTGGACAACCATACCTACAAGGAATTGTGTGACATGCTTGACATTTCCAAGTACGGCAACGAATACAAGAACCGTATAGGTGGCCTGAAGGATACCAACGTTACTCTTAGCGGTAACTATAATCCGTCGGACACAAACGGTCAGTTAAAGATCGTGCCTGGAGACTTCGTGTGGTTGCAGGTTTTACCTGATGGTACCAGCGGCAAGAAGGTCAAGATGATAGTCGAAGACTTTACATTGCAGGCACCGGTTGAAGGAAAACAGACCTTCAGTGCAACACTACAGGGTACGGAAGCTCCTACAGACGTATCTGCATAATGAAACTGTTCTAGAGAGGAGGTGGTTCTAAATGCCGGAACGCGCTGGTAAATCCGCGAGTGTGAAATGTACTGGTAGCGCAATTGCAGTCCTTGCTGAGCCGATGAGTGATACAGGCGATCACCAGACGTATCAGATTACGGACCCGACACGGCAAATCCTCGATAGAACTGCTGCGGTGGTTGTGTACGAGAACGGAGTAGAAACTACGGAGGAGTACACACTTGAACGTCTCAATGGTAAAGTGATCTTTGCAACAGCGAATGCAGGAAGAGGACAGATCACAATCGATTGTGCTTATCTTCCTGCAACTACTGTGGCGTATGCCCACGAGTTCACATTTCAGAAAGGATGTGACATTCTTCAGGTATCGAAGTTCGGCGATGAGTACAAGCGCAAACTTGGCGGGCAGAAGTTTGCATCCGGAACGTTATCTCACTGGGATGTAGAAGACCCTTACTTCTCTCTAGCACTCGCTGCGAACAAGATAGTAGTAATCGAGTTCAAGTCCCATCCAGATGACAAACCCGAGAGAGTGTACGCAATGTTCGAGTCGAACGAACTAAAAGCGGCCGTAGCAGGAATGCAGGATGCTGTAGTGTCATTCATTAGTAACGATAAAGTACTCGCAATCACAGATTAGCGAGAATAGTGAGGAGGATTCGTAATGAGTAGATTGTTAACAAGACAGGAGATCCTTTCGATCAGAGACATTCGGACAGAAACCGTATTTGTACCGGAATGGGGCGGAGCTGTCAAGATTAGAGCGATGACTGGTAAGGAAAGAGATGCTTGGGAAACTGCATTGTTCCAGATTGACGGTAAAGACGTCAAGATGAACAAGGAAAACTTGAGAGCGAAACTTGTTGCACTCACAGTTGTTGACGAAGCAGGTCAAAGATTGTTTACCGAGGCGGATGTTGAAGCTTTGGGTTCAAAGAGTGCATCTGCTCTTGACAGAGTTTATCAAGCATCACAAAAGTTGAGTGGTCTCACTCCAGATGACATTAAGGAAATGGAAAAAAACTTAGAGACCGACCATTCAGATTCTACTGCTTCCAGCTCGCAGAAATGATGCATCGCCTCGACGTTGACAACATGTTAGAGGAAGTAGATAGTTATACGTTATCTGAGTGGTTGGCGTACTTCTCAGTTAAGGAAGAAAGACGGGAACACCAGAAGGAAATTGATGAGAAGAACAGGAAGGCAAAAGCTGCAGCCAGGAGAGGAGGATTTTAACGATCCTCCTTTCGGCCGCGAAAGAGGGTGATGAAGTGGGAACATTAGCGAACTTGCTCATTAAGTTTACATCGGACGTAAGTGGCTTTCAGCGAGGTGCGAATACTGTTGCACGAGAAATCCATAGTCTAAATACTTCATTAACTCGCGCCTTTCAAACTGTAACAGGTATAGCAGTACTTCATCAAGCACAACAGGCAATCAAAGGAATGGTCGCAGAAGGGTTGAACTTCAACGCAACGATGCAAGAGAACCAAATGGCGTTCGAAAACTTGCTGGATAATGTTAAAGAAGCGAACAGTCTTATTACTAGGTTATATAATGTCGGAAGAAACGCTCCTCTATCTTTCGAAGAGCTAACACTTGCATCCAAGAGAATGCTGGCATTTAAATGGGACGCTGAATCAGTAGTACCTACGTTGACAACTCTAGGTGATGCAGCATTCGGACTAGGTCTTGGAGCAGAAGGTGTCAACAGGTTGGTACTCGCTTTCGGTCAGATGAGGTCTAGAACAAAGGTCACTGGAGAAGAAATGAGACAGTTGACAGAAGCAGGTATCCCAGGTTGGAAGTACCTCGCGGAAGCAATCGGTGTGACGACTAAGGAAGTTATGGATATGACGCAGAAGGGAATGATTCCCGCGGAAGAGGCCATCGCCGTCATGCTAAATGGCATGGAACAAGATTTCGGTGGGATGATGGATGCTTACGCCAAGTCATACAAGGGAATGCTAGCCAACATTAAGAAGTCTGGCCAGGAGACTCTTGGCACAATATTC